TATTCAGGCCCCTCCAAAGGTAGAGCAGTATTGGGCTTTTCAACAAACAATGAAAAAGATCAATCACGAATATATACAGTTCGTAATAAAATACGAGTATGTTTTAATTTATCTGTCACAGTATCACGAAAGTGGTGCGAACGTAGAGGCGATCAAACGCTTTTTTAATTACTTAAAACTGTGGTTAGAGAATGAATCTTTAACTCACGTCGTTAAGAGGATTAAAGAAATACGTCTTATAACCCAAAGGTATCTTTCTGGATCACCATATCAACCATCGATGATTAAAACCAAAGATGGTTTACCCGAAGTCTTTTCAAAATCTCTAAGAGATAAGATTAGAAACGGGGACGTGGTGTCCATCAAGATAGCCCTTACCATGGTCTACGTAAGTAGGCACTGGACAACAAAACCAAAACCGGATTTTGATCCGATTCTGAAACCTAGTTCACCTAAGATTGAGGTATTACTACCATTCATCCAAGATTTCATAGGACATTACTCTCTTCAACTAAAAACTGAGTATAAAAGTGATAATAAATTCCACTTATCTACTAAACAAGGACCGAACGGACAAGCCATTGGAAATTCTTTGTTTGATCTCTATAGTATGGATTTAGACTTAATAGAAGATATTAAGACACTCAATCCGTCTATAGCTAATGAGATTACTAATTGTAAAGCTTTTGCCGATATTAAGTTTTCTTCAAAGGAGAAAGGAATCTTACGTAAAGTAAGCCCGATTCCTGACAAGGAGCTTAAGACTCGCGTTATTGCGATTCTCGATTATTGGTCTCAAACAGCATTAAAACCCCTTCATGATTCAGTGATGAATCAGCTAGGTAAGTTTAAAGGAGATTTCACAAAGGACCAACATGGTTTTGAAGCTCGATCCCTTCCGCAAAAAGTTAAGTACTCATATGACCTATCAAATGCTACAGACCGTTTTCCTATAATGTTACAATTTGAGCTTTTAAAGGCTTTGATTGGTGACACAAAGGCGAACAGCTGGAGAAATATACTAACCAAAAGACCATATCACTACAAGGAAGGAAACACTGTTATCAATTACAGTGTTGGCCAACCAATGGGTGCATATAGTTCATGGGCAGTATTTTCACTTTCACATCACTTCGTGCTTTATTGTGCGATAAGACTTTGCGGTCTTGATCCACGAGACAAACATTACATGATGTTAGGTGATGATATAGTCATATTCGGAAAAACTTTAGCGGACAAATACCGCTCTCTAATGGATGACTTGAAAGTTGAGATTGCGGATCACAAATCATTTGTATCAGAAAGATACTTTGAATTTGCAAAACGTAGCTACCTAAAAGGTTTGGATGTCAGTCCTTACCCCATAGGAGCTATCGTAGCTGCTAAAACTCAAACAGAGTTAGTAACAGCATTACGTGATCTCTTCCGAAAAGAACAGAAGTTAGAGCAGTTCCCGGAGTTTATTTACAAAATACTCAGAACCGTTTCGGTTACAGGTATCAAGGATTATCAAATCCGAGGCCTGTCCAATAAGTTAAGAGCTCTCACACTTTGGCCATTGTATGATAAACAGAAGACTTTCCGACATACTCTTATGGAGTACGTGCGAATAGCGGTTCCGCTACCATGCGGCTCGTTACGTCGTGCTGAGGAGAAATTCCTTGTCGCCCTTCGTCGAACCATCAGAGCCAATTTGATTGAAACTTGTAACACTATGAATGATTGGTTTGATATGATCAGTAATGACCTATCAAATCATAATGAGGATTGGGAAACTCAGAACCTACCGGGTACAGCGCAAAAATGCATTCCTTTACTTGTGATTAAACACAGGGAAAACGAAAAGTTTAACGATTTACTCGAAATGGCCGGACAAGATGGATTTGGAGGAGTTGGTGGCTTTATACCTCAAGTTATAAGGTTAATTCTTAACGATCCTCGTAAATTAGCTGCGTCACGAAGTCATCTCGTGATCAGTGAAATGACAACTCTCCTTTCACAAAGAACCATTGAATGGTTAGTGTTGAATAGAGATAAAGACGTGAGAAGACCAGTTCAACCATTACAGTTGTCAGAAGAAAGACTTTCAGCATTAGCTAAACGTCTAACCGATGATATGTATGATGACTAGTGTTCCCTACGCGAAGTGGCAGCGGGTGGCATTATTTGCCTTTACCCCGGGACCTGTGCAAGCTTGATT